CGATGCTTGATTTAGGTGGATACGGTTGCGACTGGTCTTTGCCTGTGGTTACGGTTTCAGTTCCGGGCGTACTCAATGCAGGCTCAAGCTCGGCAAGCTCGTTAACAAGCGTCTTGAGTCCTGTAAAGAGCAAGCGCAAGCTCATTTGGTAACGCCTTTACCTCTGAGAATAACTGCGCTTGCGATGTTACCGCGCCATTGTCCCGTATCGATAAGCGGCTTCGAACTCTTTTTCTGTGCGATCGTTAACAGGGCATTAGGCGGAGCGATCCCGTCTGAAATTCGTTTCTGGATTTCTCCAACCGCTTGTAAGCCGAGCTTTTGGAAAAAACTTTCAGGAGTCTCCGTACCCTTAATGATCGCTTCCGCGCCTACTCGGAGCATCTTTTGAATCCGCACGCGATTCTTGTCCACGTATCCGCTTAGCCATTTACGTGCCGGCATGCCCTGTTTAACCTTTGGAGTTTCAGGCTTTGCGAGCGCAGCTTTTTTCAAATCGTGTCCGACTTTACGAACGCCTTTTTTTATTCGTCCAAAAAGGCTTTGCTTTTTAACAGATTTTTTGACAGATTTTTCTGTTGAACGCGATTGAGTTTTTTGTTTCGGAGCCGAATAGTGATCACGTGTCCCGGTCTCAAACCAATCTGCTAACTGGCCTTGCGTAACGCCTTTGCTTTTAGAATGAGCACTCGCAGCATGCATTCCAAAGACACCAACCTGAACTGCAGGTTGCGTTCGCTTAATCGTTTTCATTAAACGATTAAAGCCCTTGTCTTTGATCTCAATTCTATTTGTCACAGCGATCCCCACCCATGCCCACGCATGCGTTGGATCCAATAAAGTTCTTCTTCGTATGTGGTTTTTTGAGGGGCGCCCTCTTTCCGATTTTTACGTCCCCATGGGGAAATAGAAAGCAAATGCGCCGCTAACAAACCTATGGCTTGATCTGTTAAATCTTTCATAACCACCGAACTTGTGCGCTCGGTAGCATCTAACAGACAAGCCACAATCAACTGAGGATCCGCTTCCGCAAACTCAGGAAATCGAATTAGAAAATCGTCTGCGGAAAGCACCGTCTATTTTTTCGTTTGCGTGGATTTTGTTTGTCCAGAATATCCGGATGCAAGCGGCGGGGGGAATTGGGGGGGTTGCTGCGAAACATCAGCGCTAGAAGGCTGCGTAGGCGCCTGACGCCATTGCTGTGACGTATCTGCAGGGACGCCTCCGGCCCTTTGCTGTTGTGTTGCCTGCGCCTGCGCTTGCCGTTGTTGCTCCTGATCTTGCGCGCGTTGCTTAAAGAGGCTGCTCACCTCTTCCGGAGAAAGCTGTATCGCTTCCTTCCCTTCGCGGTACCGTACCAACACATAACCTTTGTGCATCCAAATCAAAAGCTCAGGGAGATACCGGACAACGTGTTCAAGCGGCAACGCAGCAACCTGTGGCTTGCCTTGTGCATTAAAAGGAGAAGGGACAGTAATAGCTTCACTAGCTCCGAGATGATCGTGAAAAATCCGAATTGGATTCCCGCCTGGCATTGCGTTAATCAAAATCAACGCTGGTGTTTCTAGGTTTAAGTCTTGCGGATTTTGAACTTCAATCATTGGAAATTCCTTACACAAGATCCATATACGCAACAGCCTGCGGTCGATATATATTTACATTGCCAACTTTGGCTTCACACGGAACATGAAAAATAAGATTTTTCGGCTGCGGCGCGTGTTGCGTAAAATCAAGCGGTACAGTGAAATCTAAAATCTTCGGATCGCGTAAATACGTAACAATACGCGGTCCTGTACCTGCAGCGTTAGCCGTCTCAAGATACCACCACTGGTCGATATTTTTGACGTAGGGATTTGTTTGCAGGAACAAATCCAAAATGGTGCGATCAAGATTTACGCCTGCAGGCTGTGTAAGATACGCATAACGACTGGGAGGAAGCAGCGCTGTATCGGGTTTATAAACCTGAGAAGAGGCAGTAAGCACAGAGTTGACAAGTTTGTTTAGATCTTGAAAAATCTGAACTGCGGTTGTTGCTGCAGTCCAATCTCCTGCAGTTGGTGTAACTACAGCGACATTCGGATTGTTAAGCAAACCAACTAGCCCATAATCTACATTGCCAACCGCCGCAACTTGATCCATTTCGCGTTCGATTGCATCCCGTGCGGCTTCTGCTTTACGTTGATCGAGACGGTTGCCTGTGTGTGCCGTACGTCGCAAGTCGTCTACGGAATACCAGTAAGCGTCTCCGAGACCTTTAATTTGCGCGCGCGTACGTCTTACGAATGCGTCAACATACGGAAGATCGTCTGCGTAGTTCGCAATAATTTTTGCTCTTCCGACTCGATCCCAGGCGTCAAAACCGTATTCCTGCGCCCACGCTTCTACATCGTTACCCGGAGGAATAAACTTACGCCATTGAGAACTGATGTATTCAACGTCATAGGTTGCGGCTTTAATATACTCAAGTTGACGTGAAATAATGGCGACTTCGTTTGCGTCTTTTCTCAGATCAAATCCGAGAGTTGACATTGTATTTAGATAGGCGGGAGTCTCTATTAGTTTCGACATTTACAAATCCTTCTCAAGTGGCTCCGCCCATTTTTACGTTGACCGCTACGAGTCCTGCGGCTGTTATCGTTTCTTCGAAACGTGCGCGCGGAAGCAAAATCGCCTTGCCGCTATCTCCATCGTTGCGAATGTTTCCGAGATCTGTCCCATCTGTAGCTGTCGTAATACGCACATAAACTTGTCCACCAAACGCTGCGACAGTTTCGCATGTAAGATAGATTGGCCCGTCCTCTAAAATAGGTACGGCATTAAATTGCGCGTATCCGTCGACGGCAATGTTAGGATCTTGCATCTGATCTCGGATCACAAATCCGAGTCCCGTTGTCGTAACGTCAGCTGCAATAGTAGGGAGCTTAGCGCGTTTGTCGTTTGCGCCTTTGCTAACGAACTTACCAAAGCCCAAAAATTGTTGAGCGGCTCGAGTAATAACCCGTCCTGTGGTACCAAAGCGCCCATCTGTGGGCATGCCTGGCAAACCCTTCGCAGGATAAAACGGTAATGCCATTTATCGACTCCCTTCGCGTGCTTTAGAAACGCCTAATGGCTGTTTATAGAGTGCCTGAGCTCGTTTCTTAAAACGCTCGCGTGCGAGATCTGAATCTGCGTTCGATTCATCGAAACGCTCGTCAGCCCCGCTCCCCTGCGGACTTTCGCTAGTATCGATTCTTACGCTGGTGTTAAGCGCATAAAGTGCTGACGTGCGGTCTCCTGCTGCCTGCGCCTCTTTGCGTGTATAGAAGTCAAAAGATGCTGCCAAGTAATCTTCTGATTTACCATCGGCGCGAAAGTCTTTGTCCGCGGTTTGAATGACAGCGATCCGTATCTGCTCATCTGACTTCTCGTCAAATCTTGCATCTTTTCCGAGGAATTGTCGAGCCGTCGTCTCTAATTTTAATCGGGCTTTAACCTGTTCGAGTGCAATTTTTGGCGCCTCGTCTAAACGGATTTGGAGATTTTTCTTTTCGGTCGCAAGGCCGTCACGCTCTGCGGTAATAGCGTCCAACCTTTTCTTCATTTCCATAATCTCAGCTTCGCGTGCTGTAACAGCATCGAGCCGAGCTTGAAGCTGTAAATGTTCTGCAGATCCGGACTCAATTTCCGCATCTTTTCCGTCTATTCTGAATTTTAGTTTCATTGTTTTACTGTCCTCCGAATCCGCGTCCGGAAAAATTTGATCGCCGTTTCCGTCAAGTCTTAGCGTTGCTCGGTCGCCTTGCCGCCCCCATCCCGTTCCCCCTAACCCAATATGGTTATATCGGATAGCCGTTTGCACCGCATCGTAACGTAAGCCTGGCTGCACTCCGGGTATTCCCTCCGGGGTAATACCCGCGCGCGGGATAGCGTTACACCGATATCCTCCTGATAATTCGTGCAAACGTTTAGCAAGTGCGTGATCAACTGCGCCCCCTTCGGAAATCACAAGCTCCGAATGTATTTGTCCAGTCGCAGTGTCAGCGCGTGGCTCTCCGCTCACGTGTCCGATTGCGTATTTTTTCCACTCTTTTGGGGTTAATAATCCGGGTGGGTGTCCTAGTGTTACCGGCGCATCTCGGAGGGATTGCAAACTTTCCGGATGAAACACTTCTTCTGGCGGTCGATATTCGTAACGAATAGATCCGTCCGGATTGGTATAAGGAAATACCCCAACGCTGCTAACAGTTGCGTCCACACGAATTCCGGTAGGCGCATCTGAAACTTTATCTAGCCGAATTGTTTCATATCGTTGAACGGAATTCATTTTGACGAACCTTCTAAATCATCTGTCTCTACAACAGTTGTCTTAAGCGTCTGCGGATCAATCTGCACAGGCACTTCCACGGCAATAGTCCCAACAGGAAGCTTGATATCTCCGGGCCGCTTCAGCATCACGCCTCCCGTAAGGAATGCCGCAACAGCTGTCAATAAATTTGCCCACGGGGAAGCTGGCCACATTTGTGCGATCGCAGCGGTTGCAGTCGAAACGATAACAACGACTATTTTTAAAATGGTCGTTGTTTTTACAGTTGTGGCCATGGGTTAAAAGCTTGGTGCGATTGTACTTGACAACAAAAATTCGGTCAATACTAACCGAACGGCGGTTTAATGCTTTGTCGCATAATGATTTCATTCCAAATCATGAAACGTGTTTCCAGCTCTTTGAGATCTAATTGCGTCTCGTGAACTTCTTTTGAGAGCTGCGCGAAACCTGTGATCGTTGAATCGTTTAAGCGTCGCAATTCGAGAGAGTCTTGGCCTTCGCTTTTTTCAAAGTTCTTATTTAAGCGTGTCTCAACTTCAATTGCTTTTTCTCGCAATTCTTCGGCTATTTGTTCGCTGCGGTTTGCGACCTGTTCGATGCGTTCTTTGATATTTTTGAACTGCAAACCCATGATTCCGCCTCCCACTGTTATGAGAATTTGAACGCCTCCTATGATAACAGATGAGATATCCACTTTAGATTCCTGCAAATAGCGGAATTATAGGCACAGGTACGCACCTACATTGTATATCTTCGCCCGGGTTATTGTACCCGTTGCCAGTATCCGGGGGATCTGTGAAACGAAATGTTTGCCCGTGTAACACCGCATGCTCAGGCCGTACGCGCTCATCTTTAGCTGTAAGCCACGTGTACTCTTCTACCCCTGCGGACGTCTGTGCGAGGCGATTAAAGAGCGCGGCGCCTTTAAGAGTTTGATCACGTGCAATAAGTTGTATGCGAGATTCGCCTACATCTAAGATTTTGCGAATGTCTGGTGCAATGGTTTCGGACCGCAATCCCGCGCGTAAAGCAACGTCTAAGATTTTAGTAAGCAAACCGATTTGTTCTTCGGCTAATCCCGTAATAAGCTTGATATTTTCTTCTACGTATTCTTCAATGCGGAGCCCTTCATTTGGGATTTTAACTTCGATTCGAGCGACGCTTTGCATGTATTTTTTACTGCGTGCTGCGAGATCGGATCCGTGTCCGCGTAAGAATCCAGGGATGCGCGCGGCTTTAAGTAAATCGTAAAACGTTCCAAAAAATCGCGGACGCGCGTCTAACCTAAACCCGGCTTCTTCCGAGACTGCGGCTCGCCAAAGCTCCCAAAGCAAACTAGCTTTTTTCGAGTATCGCAAACGTTCCGCCCGCGGCTCCCGAGGCGCAATTTTTCTCAAAGCTTCTACGTCCTTTGACGTGCGATTGAGCTTGCGAAATAAAGCGCTAGCCATGTTGTCCCTTGCCAGGATCGCCGCGGAAGAATGTTGCACTTTCCGGAGGTGGAGGGATCTCTTTAGTTACCGTTCCTATTGCGGCTTTAGCTGCGCTTGAGTCTTTATCTTCACTTGTAGATAAAGACGGAAAACTGTGCGGCATTCCAGTTGGATTTTGACTGCCTAAAATACTTCCGCCTTTTTGTTCGGCTAAGAGTGTGGGAAAATCCGTATCGAGAATTTGTTGACGCGAATCTAGTGCTTTGCGAGAGAGTTTTAACTCAGCATCAGGTCTGTCAAATCTCGAGATTGCTA